AAAGTCATCAAAACTACTGATTTGGCCTGTCATTAAATCGCCAATCATATTGCCAAAATCCTCAAGGCCCTGGGCGGTCAAACTATTAAATGCTTGGTTAACGCCCTCCATTGTTTTTGCGAAACTTGCCTCATACTCTTCCTGCTTTGCGATTTGGTTTTGCATTGCATAATCGATTTGCGTAAATGTATGCTCAAGTTTTTGCGGTGCCTTAATATCAATAGGCGCGGGATCAATTGTTTTGATTCCTTGGCGTGGTCCGCTGGCAACGGTTTCAATTTCTTTTGCCTTTAATTCAGTTCTGGCGTTTTCTGCCTCTAACTGTCTTTGTGCGTTGTACTTTCTAAACTTTTCTAAACGCTTATTATAGGCATCTTGATTTTGCTTTAAAATCTCGGCCTCGTGCTCTTGTTGTTTGGCGGCCTCGGCTGCGTTATAATTGTCTCTCTGTATTTTTAATACAGTTAACGCTGTTTTAGTATCGTCAATTATTTTGCCCCAGTTCTCTTTATTATTTTTGCCAAAGTTGGCGCGAGCCTTTTGTAGAGTTAAATTTAAATTCTGTTCTTGTAAAGCAAAGGCACCTAATTTATTGCCCTTTGCCTCCATTACTTTTATATCGCGCTCGTTTTTTGCTATTGTTTTATCGAGCGTTGTATTTAATCCTTTCAGCGCGGCATCCGCGGGAAAAATTGCATTTTTTAATTTGTCAAAGTTGGCAATCAATGCGCCAATCCCTGCAATTGCAACACCAATACCTATAGACATTAAGGCTGTTCTAAAGGCAAGCGTTGCCCCCGTTGCGCCTCCCGTTACTAATGTATAAAGTTTAGTGGCTGCCGTAGTTATCCCAATACGCACAGCGCTCTCAGCTTGCAATGCGTTTTGTATGGCTTGCACTCCATTCACCAAAGCAATGGCGCCCTGAAGCTTTACCATTGTTTTCTGTAGATCCTCGTTCTCAACGCCTGCCAATGCAAGTGCACCCTCAACGGCTCCAAAAGCCCCAGCAACTGCCTGCACTCCACCCAATACCGCATCGAGGCGTCGGGTATCGCTTGCGAAATATCCAACCTCTGCCCTGGCATCGCCAATGCTGTCCTTTATCCTACCCGCTTCCCTAATAAACTGATCCGCGGAAGCCGCAAACTCTGGACCCAATGCCCGCGCTTCCATTGCCAAATTTGTCAACTGCCTAACAGTTGCCATAGTTGGGTTCTTTGTTGCAATGCTTGCTAGCTTTTCCTCAATGCTCTTTGCGCTCTTTGCCACATCGGCAGACATTTCACCGCCCGCCTTTTTGATTACTGATATCGCATCATTAAAGCCCTGTCTGAGCTTTTCAATGTTTGCGCCAATTACTATATTTAACGACCTTGCCATGCTTACAATTCTATTTTAAATCCATCTTCTAACAAAATGAAATCACCACTTTCTAACAATAGCAATTCGGTTACAACTGCAACGGTGTAATAATTAATTATAAAGTCCTGAGCAACGTGGTAAATTCCCGCAAATCCTGCCTCATCCTCAACCAAATGCACCTCGCCATCGAATTCAATCGCCTGGCAGTAATAGTCATTGAATATATTTGGGTAACTCGCAGCCTCAAATGCAGCTCGAACTTGCGCCGCCACTTCTGTAGCACTTGCAAACGTGGTGCCAAAACTACTAACTTGCACCCGAGCAAAATCTGTGCGTGAGTGGCTTGTGTTGGTAGGGCTTGCAATTACGCTGACTAAATTATAAGCGATTGCAGGAAATGCAGACTCCTGCGGAATCCGCAAAGGGTTTAAGCGAGTGGAAACCAACGCCGTAAGGTCTGACGCATTGCTTAAAATGTTATATACTATTTTTATAGGTGCGCTCATGCCTTGGCGTCCGGTGTTAATTTATCAAAGACATGCGAATATAGTTTAACCGCTTCCTCAATACTAATATAGTCGGATTCCTCCCATGGAAATGTTAACAGCCTTTTCGGTTCGATTGGCTTTTTTAAGTGTGGCGCCATACCTGTAGCAACTGCCCAGCGGGTGATCTCCCATTGGTTTCTGTACTGCTGTTGCTGCGCCTCACGCATCCCCTCCAATTTGAGCCGCCAAAATCGTGGCGAGCATTTCCAAAACTCCCGCTCGGTTAAATTCAATTCGCCGTAACTGATGCGCTCAATCTTGCGCCAAGTTAGCGGTGCGCCGTCGCCCTTGGCTTTTACTTTCCCTCTGGCTCTTCAGTGCTAAAGAAATCACTAACCGCCTGCGTAAATCCATCTAATGCAGGGCTCAACTCTGTAAATCTTTTAACCGATGCGCCTAACTTTTGGATCGTGGGGTATGGCGTTTTTTTGCCGTCGGCTTCGTAGCCTTCCAAGATCCCATAGAACGCGCAACTTAGTGCAAAGTCCATAGATTTGGCAAGGTCTTTTTGCAGGTTTAAATCTGCGAAATTTTCCATTCCAGCCAACTGCATCACGTTGCGCAGGCTGTTCATGTTAAACAAAAGGGGGTGCTGAACACCCCCGATGATAATGTGGCTCATGCCACAAATATAAGACAAAAAGTATTAAGGCGATACGGTGCCAATAGTCAAAGCGCCAGTACCTTGCAAAGTTCCTGTAAAAGTTGCTTTGTCGTTGTTAGGTGCGCTCAATGATAAGCTGCTAAAGAAAGCGCCGCCTGTGAATTTCTCATCTCCGCTTACATTGGTAGTCATTACAACTGTTAATTGAGTGCCCGCGAGCAAATCAGTTAATAAATCTTTGTAAGATAAGCCGCTTGTACTTACAGATGAATCGCCTTCAAAAATACCTTCAACGTTCAAAGTGTAGCCGTACTCACCAGCGATAAATTCTTTAGCGCCTGCGCTGTCTTTGTTAGTTACGTCGATCATATCTTTTGAGATATCCATCGAGTGAGAAGTTGCGTTTGCAATTTTAGTCAAGGTACCGCTAACATCTTTATAGATGCTTATAAGCGTGCCGTTTACTGGTCCAGTAGTTGCCATGGTTATTTATATATTAAATTATTTTTCTTTGCTAAATCGGCAATGATTTGATCAACGCCTTTTATTATGTTTTCCTCAACGCTTGTGGCGTTTGAATCGACGGCCCGCTGCATAAAACGCACCGGGGCAATGGCGCCTGTATAGCGGCCTGTGCTCGATTGGATTCGCTCAACCGTGCCGTATTCATACATCACGCCCAGATAGTTGTTGTGGTACTCCTTGCGCAAGCCAATCAAAGCTTTATCATAGTTCTGATTATCCTTGCTATTAATAAAACCGATTGAGTCCCGCAAATCGCCTGTATCAACTGGCACCAAAGATTTGGCCGTTGCTATAATTGGGCTTGCGCTTTTCTTTAAAACTTGCTGAAGTTTTCGACTTTTCACACTGACCCCCATAGCCTTTAGGGCTTCCAAGGTTTCAGCGAGTCCGTCGATTTTTTCCATTATTGCGTTAATTCGGTTTGTAGTTTCAAATATAGATTCCGCTGCAGGTTTGCTATGTTAACAATGTTGTGCGCTCCGTTGTCATCAACCACCCTGTGCTTAACGCCTACGGCAGAATTGAAACGAATGGTATACATTACAATTTGCTTATGCTCGCGCCTGTCTGCGTTTACATTCTCGGCACCACTTTCCTGCTCAACACGCTGCGCCCAGGCGGTTGCGTATTCCGTCCATGTTTGCAGCTTCTCGCCTGTGTTTGTATCTATGGTCTCGGTGTAACTTTGTAGGCTCACCAAAACGTCCATTAACCCCGCATTCATTAGATCATGATTTGGATTTTGTACGGATCGAGTAGGTAGTGAAAGCCGAAATTCATTTCGCTGTTAATACTCCCCGCAATGATGGCCTGCCTGTTATCGTAGTACTGAGCAACCAACAATAGCGCCGCGTGCTTAATTGTTGCGGGTAAGATGGTATCAGGATCTACAGATGAAGTGCCGACAGGATTAAAACCCTCGGAAATTTCAACAATGTACTTAATCACATCGTCCGTTATAGAGGATGGCGTATTTTCAAAAAATATATTTCTGCTATACCCGCCCATCGGATCAGGCGCAACCAACCAATCGGCAGAATCAAAAGCAACAACTGCCTGCGAGTCGTTCACATAGCTCACGGAGTTAATAGCCAAACAGCGCGTATTTAAGCGCAGATAATTTCCCGAAGGTATATTCAGGCCATTCACGGGATTCACGAGCGCAGGCTGGCCCGTAAATGAGTCGAAGCCATACTTTGCCGTCCCTTTGCGAATCGAGTAGCCCAAATAATTACTGCAGGCATCAATTGCCATAGAGATAAGCCCCGAAATGTAAGTATCATCT